CTACACCGCCTGCACCTCGACGACGCCCGGCACCGCCTTGATGGCGCCCGCGATCTGGGGCGAGACCTTGTAGCGGCCCGGGAGCTTGATCTCCACTTCGGTACCGGCCGAGAGCATCAGCACCAGATTGACCTCGCCGTCGGCCGCACCCGGGCCGCCCATATTGGCGAGCCGGTAGGAGACCGCCTCGAGGGGCTTTTCGTCGCGCATGAAGACGCGCAGGCCCTTCTGCATCTTGGCGGCGGCTTGGTCGAGGAGTTCGGCGGTCTGGATGCGGGCGCGCACGTCGTCGCCTTGAGCCTCGGCGGTCATGAACAGGAGCACCGCCTGCCCGGGCTCCAGGAGATCGCGGTACTGCTGCAAACCTTCGGAGAACAGGATCGCCTCGTAATGGCCGGTCGGGTCGGACAGGCCGATGATGCCCATCTTGTTGCCGGTCTTGGTGCGCCGCTCCATGCGCGACACCACGGTGGCAGCGACGCGGCCCGCATTGGCGCCCGCCTTGACGGCGCGGGAGAACTCGGCCCAGCTCTGCACCCGCAGCTTCTTCAGGACCTCCGCATAGTCGTCGAGGGGATGGCCGGTTAGGAAGAAGCCGATGGCGTCGTATTCCTTCTGCAGGCGGTCGGCCGGCAGCCACGGCTGCACCGCAGGGATCACCAGCGCCTCGCGCGCCGCCGGCCCGCCGAACAGTTCGTTCTGTCCGGAGGTGGCGGATTCGTAAGTGCGCTGGGCGGTCGCCATGATGGACTCGACCGCCGCCGCGGCGCGGGCGCGGTCGGGTTCCAGACAATCGAAGCCGCCGGCGGCGGCGAGGCTTTCGAGCACGCGCTTGTTGACGGCGCGCGGATTGATGCGCCCGGCGAAGTCGGCCAGGTCCTTGAAGCGACCGCCCTCCTGGCGCGCCACCACGATGCTGCGGCAGGCTTCCGGCCCGACCCCTTTCAGGGCCGCGAGTGCGTAGAGGATGGTCCCCTCCTCGACGTCGAAGTCGACGCCCGAGCGTACCACCGACGGCGGCTCGATCTTGATGCCGAGACGCAGGACCTCGGAGCGGAATTCGGCCAGCTTGTCGGTATTGCCCATTTCCAGCGTCATGGACGCCGCCATGAACTCGACCGGGTAGTTCGCCTTCATGTAGGCGGTGTGGTAGGCGACCAGCGCGTAGGCGGCCGCATGGCTCTTGTTGAAGCCGTAGTCGGCGAACTTCGCCAAGAGCTCGAAGATGGTCTCGGCCGTCGCCTTGTCGATGCCGCGTTCGACGCAGCCGGAGACGAAGCGGGCCGTCTGCTTCTCCATTTCGGAGCGGATCTTCTTGCCCATGGCGCGGCGCAAGAGGTCGGCCTCGCCGAGGGAGTAGCCGGCCAGCACCTGGGCGATCTGCATCACCTGTTCCTGGTAGATGATGACGCCGTGGGTCTCGCGCAGACAAGGCTCGAGCTTGGGATGGGCGTATTCGGGCTCCTCGTCGCCGTGCTTCCTCGCGCAGTAGGTCGGGATGTTGGCCATCGGGCCCGGCCGGTAGAGGGCGACCAGCGCGATGATGTCCTCGAAACGGTCGGGGCGCATGTCCAGGAGCGCGCGCCGCATGCCCTGGCTTTCCAGCTGGAACACGCCCACCGTCTCGGCGCGCTGCAGGAGTTCGTAGGTCTTGCGGTCGTCGAGCGGCACGGTGGCGAGGTCGATGTTGATTTTGCGGTTCTTCAGGAGATCGACGGCGGTGCGCAGCGTCGTCAGGGTCTTGAGGCCGAGGAAGTCGAACTTCACCAGGCCGGCCTGCTCGACCCATTTCATGTTGAACTGGGTCACCGGCATGTCCGACTTGGGGTCGCGATAGAGCGGCACCAGTTCGGACAGCGGCCGGTCGCCGATGACGATGCCGGCGGCGTGGGTCGATGCGTGACGATTGAGGCCTTCGAGCTTTTGCGCGATCGCGAAGGCGCGGCCGACCACCGGTTCGGTGTCGCGCGCCGCCTGCAGCTTGGGCTCGCCCTCGATGGCCTTGGCCAGAGTCACGGGTGCGGCCGGGTTCTGGGGCACGAGCTTGCACAGCTTGTCGACCTGGCCATAGGGCATTTCGAGCACCCGGCCGACGTCGCGCAGGACGCCGCGCGCCTGCAGGGTGCCGAAGGTGATGATCTGGGCGACCTGATCGCGGCCGTAACGCTCCTGGACGTAATGGATGACCTCGTCGCGGCGCGACTGGCAGAAATCGATGTCGAAGTCCGGCATCGACACGCGCTCCGGATTGAGGAAGCGCTCGAACAGGAGATTGAACCGCAGCGGATCGAGATCGGTGATCTTCATGGACCAAGCGACCAGCGAGCCGGCGCCGGAGCCGCGGCCCGGCCCGACCGGAATGCCGTGGTCCTTGGCCCAGGTGATAAAATCCGACACGATGAGGAAGTAGCCCGGAAACTTCATCTTCTCGATGACGCCGAGCTCGTAGGCGAGCCGGGCGTGGTAGTCCTCGACCGTATGGCCCGACGAGGTGCCGTGATGGGCGAGCCTCGCTTCGAGGCCGAGCGCGGCGCGGCGCCTGAGTTCGGCCGTCTCGTCGTCGCGTCCGCTGTCTCCGGCGAGGAAGCGCGGCAGGATCGGCTTGTGGGTTCTGGGGCGAAAGCTGCAGCGCTTGGCGATTTCGACGGTGGACGCCAGCGCCTCGGGCAGGTCGGCGAACAGCTTGACCATCTCGGCGCGCGTCTTGAAGCGGTGCTCCGGGGTCAGATGGCGGCGCTCGGCCTCGGCGAGCATTCGTCCCTCGGCGATGCACAGAAGCGCGTCGTGGGCTTCGTAGTCGTCGGCGGCGGCAAAATAGGGCTCGTTGGCGGCCACCAGCGGCAGGCCGCGCGCATAGGCCAGATCGATCAGGACGGATTCGGCCGCCCTTTCCTCGGCGGTGCCGTGGCGTTGCAGCTCCACATAGAGGTTGGTGCCGAACAGTTTTTCCAACGCATCGGCGCGGGTGGCGATCAGGGGCGTCTGGCCGGCCCGGACGGCCCGGTCGAGTGGCCCGGCGGGCCCGCCCGTGAGTGCGATCAGCCCGTCGGTCAGCCCCTCCAGCCAGTCGAGCTTGAGATGGGCCGTCTCCTGGGCGGGATGATCGAGAAAGGCCCGCGAGCTCAGCCGCATCAGGTTGCGGTAGCCCTCCTGGCGGATGGCGAGCAGCACGATGCGCGGGAATGTCCGCAGGGACGGGCTCACAGGCCCGCGGACGCCATGATCGAGGTCACCGAAATCGATGGCGAGCGAACAGCCGACGATGGGCTGGATGCCCATGCCGGCGAGCTTTTCGGAAAACTCCAGCGCGCCGAACATGTTGTCGGTGTCGGTCAGGGCCAGCGCCGGCTGCCTGTCGGCGTCCGCGAGTTTCGCCAGCTTGGCGACCGGCAGCGCGCCTTCCAGGAGTGAATAGGCAGAGTGCACGTGCAGGTGCACGAAGCCGGGATCGGAGCTCGCGGATGTGCTCGCAGACGTGCTTGCAGGTTTGGGCAACTCTCGCACCTCACGCGGCCTGGGAATCGGGCCGGCATGGTGCGGATGCTCCGACGCCCTGTCCAGCCGCGAAGCCGCTGGAGGCGCCCACTCTTCACAGAGTTGCGCGCTGGTCCGCTCCGATCAAAGCGACGCGATCACTTGGGCCCATACGGCCAGCATGCCCAGAAACAGAGAAATCGATGCGAGGGCGACGGCTTCTTCCACAACGGCGCGGATCATCTGTGTCCTCCCAGAACATAATGAGAACTTAGTACTCGATATGTTCTCTTGTCAATGGCCAGCAAGTCGGATCATGCGACCGAACTCGTGCTGATCAATCACAAGGTTAACGAGGGCCGACGAACTTTCTGTAACGCGCAGGATCACATGGCACTTTTGGGCGAAATGGCGGGATCGTCCGGGATAGGGCGGGACGGGGCGGGAAACTGTGGCGCCACAAGGGTTTGGGCGGGCGCTGGCGGCGCAAAAGGGCTCACCTGGCCAAAGGTGGCCGCGCAACTTCAAATGTCACAAACGCGATACGGCGGCGGAAAAAACCGTTGTTTGTCAGTGAGAACTGGGAAATCGATTCCCAGTTCGGCTACAGCCCGACGCAAGACAAATATAGAAGCAGCAGCAATAGCTTACGCCAATTAGGCGAGCCACCCGCGATTATGGAAGTGGGAAAAATCGGAACGCTCTGAAGGCGCAATTAACCGGCCTCAAATAGCCGTCACGAGCCCTAAAGTTTGCCGGCGAGCAACTTCCCATCCAGGGTAACCGATCTCGTCTCGCCGAACTCAAACCGGCACATAGCCACACGTTGCTTGCCACCAGCATCGAAGGGCATGGTGACGATACCGGTGTAAACGTCCCCTTGAACGCCTGCCCGGGTCACATCACTCAAGCCCACGTCATAACTGGTGAAACGCTCGACGGCAGCTTCGCACTTTATTTTGGCCAGCGACACCGGATCGGCGGGCGATAGCACTATCCAGCCGGCGAAAACGATCCCCAGTAACAGCAAAAAACCCAACAACCGCTTCACTGCCCCCTCCTACAACGGGCTAGATACTACGCCCGAACCACCTCACTCGTCCTTCGATTTTGAGGTCGTTCACCTCGGTCGCGGGCACGATCTCATCCTCGTAACGATCGTTGTCAGACTTCAGGATGGCGCTACCGTCGCGCCGCGTCTGGATGCGTTTGACCAGAACCATGCCGGCCAGGACGAGGACGTAAATCCCCTCGTCGCGAACCCTTTCAAACGATCGGTCAATCAGAAGCAGGTCTCCATCCCGGATCGTCGGCTCCATCGAGTCGCCGACGGCGATGAGCACCTCCGCGCGCCTTGGGTTGACGCCGACGCGGTGCAACCACTCGGTGCGAAAAGCCACGAATTCAGCGGCGCCGTTAAGGTCGTCAAACGGGACGATCGCTCCAGGCCCTGCGCTGGCCCTCACGTTATAGCGATGAATGAAGGAAAACTTGGCCTCGTCCACCCCATGCACTTCCTGACTTTGGCCGAGCACGAGCCAGTCGAGCGATTCTCCGCACGCCGTGGCCATCGCCGCCAAATTGTCCATTGACGGCCTAGAATTCTTGGCTTCGTCCAGCCACTGGCGGACAGACTCCGCATTTACACCGCAAAGCCTTGCAAATGCAGCATTATTCCCTCCGGAATGCCTATCTATTAAGTCTAAAAGCCGGTGCCTGAACGACACGAAATAGGCCCTCGTCCCAATATTTCTTGTGTCATCACAAGAACTGTTGCATGGTGTCACCCAAGTGATTTGCGCGGCCCGAAAAACCGCCCGGGGGAGGGCGGTGATCCGAGGGGGAGATGCGGACCTATCGTTGGGATCGCCACGCCATCAAGGCGGAGGTGCACCGCCGTGGGCTGACCCTGTTGGGGATCGCCCAGGCAGCCGGGCTGGAGCCGAGCGCCTGCAAAGTGGCGCTCCGCCGGCGGAACTACCGCGGCGAAGCCGCCATTGCGGCGGCCCTCGGGATCGACCCCTCCGTCCTGTGGCCTGATCGCTACCGCAGGCCCGTATCTTCCGGGCGGAACCCTAGCCGAATTCAACCGCGGACGGCGAGTCCAAACGCGCCCTCTCCGTTGACATTGCGGGGGGCCGAATGACCCCCTCCCCGGTCCAATTACCGCAAAACTTGGACATCACGCCGGCGCAGTGGCGCCAAGTGCTGATCCTGGTCGTGGCCGGCCTCGTGTGCGCCTGGCTGACCCTGTCGGCGGCGATCCTGGAAATGATGATCTGGAGCGGGGCAGCGTCATGACCGACCCGTATCTTCTCTGCGCACAGACTATTGCTGCCGCTGCGACCGGCGCATCGACGCCTACGCTGAAGCAAGCGGTCGAAGCCTTGTCTGTGGCTGATCCCGAACTCGACGAGCTGGCGCAGTGCCGCCGCACGGTCGAGGCCGCGATCGAGGCCATCGGCGGCACCGACGTCGATAAGTGGAGCAGCCTACTTGGCGTGATCGCCTTCCACTTCGCTCCGCAGCTTCTGGAGACGGTCGATGGCGCCCTCTAACGTCCCGGCAGTCAACGGCGGATCGTCGGTTTCGAGCGGTTCCCGCAATCGCACCAACAGCGTGTCGATCGTGACTGGCGTTCCGGCGCGCAGCAGCGACATCGCGGCGTCTGCCAGGGCGAGGCGCCACAGCGTGCTGTCAGTCCTCATCCGCTCTCGCAGGCGTTCAAACCGCTCTACAACCTTCTTTTCACGTTCCTTCATGATCTCCCCCAGTTCGGTAGTTGGCACTCCGATCCTAGGGGAAGCGCGCCGCCTGCGTCAGTGGCGGGAATCGCGCACGCACGACGCCCTCCAAGCTCTGCGTGTGCATGGCCGGGCGGGCCAAATCGCCCGTCCGGCCTGTAAATTCGGCGAGAAGCCGCGATGACGCGCATCTCGCTCCAGCGCCAGATCGAGGCCGTCACGCTCGCCCATGTGAGTGCGCGGCATCAGCTCGCGCAGCGTCTGCGGACCGGCGGTCTGAGCGAACCCGAGCGGGACCTCAAGCAGCAGCACGTCCTCGCACTGCGCGCTGCCCGCGAGACGCTCTTGGTGTTGGTGCGCGACCAGGCGCCGGGCATCGCCCGCCTGCATCACGACGCCATGGTGCAGGCCGCTTCCATCTCCCCCGACGAATTCACCGACATCCCCCTGCAGCCCGATCCGGAGGACGCGCCAGACGCGCGTTCAACCGCCCTTTAACGCCTCGTAACGGCCAGCTCGAAAATGACCATCAAGACCATCGAAATCGCCAAGATCGACGTCGGACAGCGCCTACGCGCGCGCCGGCAGGACTGGGTCGAGACATTTGCCGAGCAGATCACGGGCGGCGAGGAACTGCCGCCGATCGAGGTGGTCGAGCGCGCCGACGGGCGTTTTGCCCTGATCACCGGCGAACACCGCACGGCGGCGCACCTCAAAGCTGGCCGCACCGAGATCGTCGCCGACGTCAAGGATGCCACCGCTTTCGCGGACGAGGCTGCCTGCCGGCTGCGCGAGATCAAGGAGAACCTGTGCCGGGCGGGCCTGACCGAGCTCGACCGTGCGGTCGCCATCGCGACCTGGAAGGCGATCTACGAGGCGGCGAACCCCGTGCGGAAGCGTGGTCGGCCGAGTGCAGACAAAAATATTCCAGATTCTGGAGAATTCTTTTCCTCAACGTTTTCAAAGGCTGCCGCCAGTGCAATCGGCATCTCGCAGAGCTCCGTCTATCTCGCCGTAGAGATCGCCAACGGCATCGCCGAGGACGTTCGCACCAGCATCGCGGCCCATCCGATCGCCGATCGCCAAGCCGAGCTGCTGGCGCTCGCACACCAGACTGCCGCCCGGCAGGCCAAGATTGCCAAGCTGCTGCTCGACCCCGAGTCCGGCGTGCATTCGGTCGCGGACGCGATCGCGGCGATCGACAAGACGCCGGCGCCCGACAAGGCCGCCGCCTGGGAGAAGCTATCCAGCCGCTTCGCCCGGCTGAAAGAGTCGCAGCAGCACGCCTTCTTCGAGGCTCACCACGACGCCATCGAGCTGTGGCTCGCCAAGCGCGGCAAGGGCAAGACGAGGCGGTGACGCCATGCGGCCGCGCGACACCAACACGCTCGATCTCTTCCGCGACCTCACGCCCAAACCCGTGGTGCCACGCTTCGGCGACGACGACGTCAAGGCGTGGACGCCGGCACGCCGGCTGTCACGCGCCATCGCCAAGACCTTGGACGAATGCGGCCGCTCGCGCGAGGAGATCGCGGAGGCACTCTCCGAGCACCTGGGCGAGCGCGTCTCCAAAGGCATGCTCGACGCCTACGCGTCGCCTGAAAAACCACATGCGATCTCGGCGCTGCGGCTCGCCGGCCTGGTGATGATCACCGGCGACGCCCGCGCCCTCAATACCCTGTTGTCCGGCGTCGACTTGATCGTGGTCGAGGCCCGGTACGAGGCACTGCTCAAGCGCGAGAGGGCCCGCGAGCTGAAGGAACGGCTCGAACGCGAAGAACAGGCCGCCGACGCGGAATGGAAAGCCCGGCGATGAAAGAGTGGTTCACCTCGAACGAACTGGCGGATGAGGCACTGCCAGGCCTGCCCGATACAAAGCGCGGGGTGCAGCTCCTCGCTGATCGCGCTGGCTGGAACGAGAGCCTCGCCTATGTGCGCGACCGCTCCGGCCGCGGCGGCGGACTGGAATACAACGTCGCGCTGCTGCCGGTGTTAGCACGGATCGAACTGGAGCGCCGGCATCGCCGTATCGAGGCGCCGGAGCCGGCCCCGGCAGAGGATATCGCCCTGGGCGACGATCTGTCCGATCGTGCCGCCCGCGAGCGCGACGCGCGTCTCGCCATCGTCGCCGCCTTCGAGGCTTTCTCGACCGGTCAGCGCCTGTCGATCCGCTCGCGCGCCAAGATATTCACCGATGCCTACGCGGCCGGCACGCTCGCTATCGACCCGTGGATCCGCGAGCTGGTACCGGGGATGTCGCCGCGCACGCTGATGCGCTGGCGCGCCGCCAAGGCGATCGGCCGCGTATCCCGACTCGCCGTCGACCGTGCCGCGGCCCGCAAGGGCACGGGCGTCATCGACCTCGCCAATGACGGCGCCGTGCGCACCTACGTGCTGGCGATGATGGCCTACAGCAATCACCTATCAGCCCAACACCTGCGCCAACTCATCCGCAGCAAATTCGGCGACACGCTGAGCGTCGGCGCCAAGACCGTTCCGGTGCCGCCGGTTCGCACCATCCAGCAGGCCGTCAAGACGCTCAGGGAGACGGAACACGTTGCCCTGACCAAACTGTCGGACCCCGACCGGTACCGCTCGACCATGGCACCGTCGGGCGTCGGAACATATCGCTGGGTCAAAGAGCCGAACACGCTGTGGATGATCGACGCCTCGCCGATCGATGCTCTGTGCGTGGAAGGAAGGCCGACGATCTATGCCTGCATCGACATCGCCACCCGTCGTCTGATGCTCTACGTCTCGCATACGCCGCGCGCGACCGCCGTAGCGCTCTTGATCCGCAAGGCAATCATGGCGTGGGGTGTGCCGGACAAGATCAAGACCGACAACGGCTCCGATTTCGTCGCGCAGGCGACGCAGCGATTGTTCGCCGCCCTCGACATCGAGATGGAGCTGTCGGACCCCTATACACCGCAGCAGAAGGGCCACGTCGAGGCGGCCATCCGCACCTTTCAGCACGATTGCGCCGTGTTGCTGAAAGGGTTCGTCGGCCACTCGGTCGCGGACCGCAAGAAGATCGAAGACCGCAAGAGCTTTGCAGACCGCCTGGGCGAAGAGACCGCCGACACGTTCGGCGTCACGCACACCATCGCCGAGCTGCAGATCCTGGTCGATCGCTGGAACGAGACGATCTACTCACAGCGGAAGCACAGCTGGTTGAAGACGACGCCAGCCCTCGCGGCGGCCCGCTCGCTCAGGCCGATCCGCAGTGTCGATCCGCGCGCGCTCGATCTGCTGCTGATGCCGGTCGCTACCGGCGGCGGCATGCGCGATGTCACAAAGTTCGGTGTCCGCGTCGCCGGCTTCCACTATCGTGTACTCGACGCGCTCCCCGGCGATCGTGTCCTGGTCCGCCTGGACCCGAACGACGCCGGCCTCATCTATGCGTTCGATGCGGAAGACGGCCGTTTTGTCGGCGAGGGCATCTGCCCTGAGTTGGCCGGCAGGAACCCGGCCGAACTGCAACGCGCCGCGCGCGAGGCCCAAGCCGAGATCCTCGCCGAAACCACCCGCCAGGCCAATAAGATCATCAAGGAAATCACCAGCGGTCCCGCCCTGCTGGAGCGCGTGCTGGAGGTCGCGGCCCGCGACATGCCCAACGTCATCCCTATGCCCAAGCGCACGGAGGCGCACGAGACGCCGGCCATCACGGCCGCGCTCGACGCGATGGCGCCGCGGCCCTCCGTGACTCCGACGCCCTCGGCCGACCTGCTGGCGATGCAGGCGCGCCTCATGGCCAACGAGACCGTGGTGCCGCTGCGGACCGAAGAGACCAAGCACCAGCTGTGGCGGCGCGCGCTCGCCCTGATCGCCCGCATGGAGGTCGGCGATCCGGTCGCCGCCGAAGATGCGATGTGGCTCGGCAGCTATCGCACCAGCACCGATTTTCGGGGGTTCGCGCTCACCTACGGCGATCCCTTCGAAAAGAACCCCGCGGCGCCTGGGGAAGACGCCGCGGGGCAAAAGACACTCTAACCATCGGGACCAAAAGCATGGGGACGACGACGAACAACGTCAAGGGTCAACTGCCGTTGAAAAACGTGGCGAGCTTCATGGCACTCGCCGTCAAGCTGATCGAGCGCGACGCGCACGAGCCCAATATCGGCGTCTGTTACGGCCCGTCGGGCTACGGCAAGACTTACGCGTCGATCTATGCGGAAAACCGCACGCGGGCGCTGCGAGTCGAGGTCCGGGAGACCTGGACCCGCAAGACGTTCCTCAAGTCCCTGCTGTTCGAGCTCCGCGTGCAAGCGCGCGGAACAATTTCCGATATGGCCGAGCAGACGATTGCGTTGCTCGGCGACGATCCGCGCCGCCCCGTGATCGTCGACGAGGCCGACAAGGCCGTCGCCAAAGGGATGGTGGAGATGATCCGCGAGATCGGCGATGCCAGCGGCTGCTCCATCATCCTGATCGGCGAGGAGCGGCTTCCGCAGCGGCTCGCAGCGATCGAGCGGGTACATAACCGCGTCCTCGACTGGATGCCAGCTCAGCCGTGTGATGGTGAAGACGCTGCCGCCCTTGCCGCGGCGTTCTGCCCGCAGCTCACCATCACGGCCGACCTCCTCGAAGAAATCCGACGCCAGTCGGACGGGCGCGCGCGCCGCATCGTGAGCAACCTGTCCCGCGTCCGCGACTTCGCACGCACCCGCGGCCTCAAGACGGTCGATCTCGCGGCCTGGGGTACCACGGCGTTCTTCACCGGCCGCCCTCCAGAGCCGCGCGTCGTCGATGCCTTCCGCAGGAGCGCCTGATGGGCCGGCGCTCCGCTCCCGAGACGCACGCTCTCGCGATCCGCGTGCCGCGCGGCCAGGACGGCTTCTGGCAGATCATCCGCGAGCTCGACAAGAAAGGCCCGTGGTCGGTCGGCCAGGTCGACGGCCGCTCCAATGTGGAAATCGCGACCGTACGCGACTTCGTGCGCCGGCTGGTCAAGGCGGGCATCGCCGTCGTGGCCGGCCAAACCTCCATTTTGAAGCCCTCGGCGACGCTGTACCGCCTCGTCAAGCGCCCGACCGAAACTCCCCGCCTGCGCCGTGACGGATCGGCCGTGCAGCCGACTGGCCAACAGCAGATGTGGGTGGCGATGCGCCGGCTTCAGCAGTTCGACGCCGACGAACTCGCCCTCGCAGCGACGACCGACGAAACGCGGGTCGATCCGACCGCGGCCCGCTTCTACATCGTGCGCCTGCAGGCCGCGGGCTATCTCGCCATGGTGGCGCCGGGAAAGACGACCGGCGGGCGCGCCATCTGGCGCCTCAAGCCGGCGATGGACACCGGCCCCAAGGCCCCGCAGGTGATGCGGACGCAGTTCATCTTCGATCCGAACCGCGGCGCCATCATGGGCGGGCCTGTGACAGCCCAGGAGGCGCGCTCATGAAACGCGGACCGAAGGTGGGCTTGAAGACGGAGCGAGATTTCGTCGCCAAGGCGAAGGAGGCCTGGGGAAGCGCGCTGCCGGACTGGGTGCACGAGCTGGCGGTGTTCGCCTCCCAGACCTCGCAGCGGACCGCTGCCGAGCGGATCGGCTACTCGGCGGCAGTCGTCAGCCACGTGTTCGCCAATTCCTACAACAACGGTGACCTGGGTCGGGTCGAGGAGAAGGTCCGTGGCGCCCTGATGGGCTTGACGGTCGTCTGCCCGGTCTATGGCGACATCGGCCGCGACCGATGTCTCGACATCCAGAAGCAGCCCTTTGCGGCCACGTCTTCGGTCCGCGCCCGTGTCTACTGGGCGTGCCGCAAGGGCTGCCCTCACTCGCGGATCACACAGGAGGGCGGCGGATGTTGAGCCACGATCTCATCGCGCTGCGCGTTTGGCTCGACGCCATCCGGGCCTCCGGCGATGCCGCGCAGCACCTGGACATAGGCTCCCTCTCCCGCCTGGTCGGCGACGCGATCGACAAGGCCGAGGTGCTGGAGCGCACCACCGTGATCCAGGCGACGCTCCTGACCAGGCAAGCGCTCGCCGCTCCGAACGTCATCACGCTGCCGGCGATCCCACGCGCCGTGCCCCTGCAGGGTGGAGACCTCGCATGAGCGAAGCCCCCGCCCCCACCCTCGCCGACCAGGTCGCCGCCGTCGATGTTCTCGCCGTCGTCGACACCATCCTGACCCGCCCACGCCACGGCTCCATGTCGGCCTCGCTCGCCGCCATCGTCGCCATGGCGGAGCGCATCCGCGATCTCGATGCCATCGCCGCCGGCAGTGCCGAGCTGATCGGCCAATTCGCCCAATGGCGCGGCGTTCTCGCGGTCGACGCCGTGCGCAACTCGGCCCGCTTCGGGCCGATCATCGAAGGTCCCACGGGCGCCCTGACGGCGCTCGGCTACGTCCAGCCCGACATCCCTGCCCCACCCCAAGGAGACGACACGTGATGGCCAAGAAGACGAAAACCCCGGCGCTCAATCTGCCGGTGCCGCAGAGCGACCAGGAGGCCGAGGTGGCCATAGCCCGCATCGGAACGCTGATGCGCCAGATCGAGGGCATCGAAGCCGCGGCCAACGACCGCATCGCTGCCATCACGGCTGAAGCCGGCGCCAGTGCCGCGCCCGTTCGTGCAAAACTCAAGGCCGAGATCGAGGGCCTGAAGACCTATTGCGAGGCTAACCGCAGTCGCCTGACGGCCGTGTTCACGCGCAAGACCGCGGCGTTCGCGACCGGCACGGTGGCGTGGCGCGCCCGGCCCGCCAAGGTGACGCTGCGCGACAAGGTCGAGGAGGTCATCGCGCGGATCAAGACGCTCGGCCTCAAGCAGTTCATCCGCACCAAGGAGGAGATCGACAAGGAGGCGATGCTCAAGGTGCCGAAGCTCGCCGCGACGATCGCCGGCGTGTCGATCGGCTCCGCCGGCGAGGATTTTGCCGTCGAGCCGCTCGCCATGGAGATCGCGGAGGCGGTGTCGTGAGGATCGGCTACAGCCTGTTGCTCGGCGAGCACGTGATGGCCGTCGACTTGATCTACAGCGACTGCCGATCGCTGCAGGTCGTTTGTCCGGCCTGTAAGGAGCCCCTGTTCAAGGGTGAGCGGGCGCGCGACAGCGAAGGAGCGCACTATCTATCGCACTACTCGCGAGACCGATCTTTCGTAGAGGAATGCGAACTGCGGGTTGCTGCCATTGCATCCAAGGTGATCGCCGACCACACCATCGCGTCCAGAGGGCAGCGGCTCCAGTTGTTCCTCCGGGTGCTTCAGGACGAATTGGTCCGGAGCACTGCCACGGATGCAAGTGCAGAGGTCGAGTTGCGCCGAAAGCATGCGCTTTCCCGCAGGTCGGCATGCCTACGGTGGTTGTCACGGCAGAGCCGAGACGCGCTGGCCGGGCATCGATTTTCTTGCGAACAGTTCAATGAGTACGCCGACAACTACGTTGCCGACGCTGGCCTCGATCTCCCGGCAGGCTCGTTTTCGGTGGCTACTCAAAAGCGCACGGCCTTCGACGTCTACCAACATCTTCTGTCGCCGGCGGCATTTCCTTCGTTCGAGTTTGTCTACAGGCACGCTGCCATCGTGTTGTACGAGCGGGTTTTGGCTGCCGGCTGTCGCCTCGAACCATGGCAAGCAGCACTTACGATCCTGCTGTTCGGAGGCAAAAGGCGCGGCATTGAAGTACTCACGGCGCTTCGTCAGGTCAGTTGCGAGTCGCCGTTCGCGTCGGACCTCACCCAGTTCGGAAAGCTGCTCGCCGAAATCCAACATGAGCTGAACGGCGCCCTTTTGAGGGTGCCGTATCTCGACATTCTCCGCCGCGAGCGAGCAGCCGCATGAACTACTCCGGCAACAACCGTCGGGGCGAGATCGCGATTGCGCCGCACGCGCACCCGCTCGTGCGCGAGTTCCTCGCCGCCATGAACGAGCAGCAGACGACTTTCGCCGAGATCGCCGAGCGGTCGCGTGTCGGCGTCGACACCATGCGGTTCTGGCAGAAGCGCCACATGCCGCGTCTGGACCTGTTCGAGGCCGCGCTCAACACGCTCGACCTCGAACTCTGCATCCGCAAGCGCCGCACCGGGAGGCCATCATGATCGGCGCCCTCGAAACCGCGCCGACGGCGCAGCTCACATTTCCGCTCATCATCGAAGCCGAGCGCGCTGCCCAACGGGCCGTAGCCAAGGCCGACCCACGCGGTCATCGCGACACGCTCGTATTCGACAATTGCGTTTGGCCGGCACTCGCCTATTCCAGTCCCGAAATCCCTGTCAGGCGTGGACGCGGCATCGTTCGTTTCGGCTGGACGGTGCAGCCAAACGCGGCCGGCTATCACCTCATCTTCCGCGAGACGACGATCCGCTGTCGGCGTGCTCCGGCACGTACCGTCCGGCGCGAGGTCGTCGACTCCACCATCCGCAAGAGCGAGGCGCCGGTCACCTGCCGGCGTCTTGCCGCGGCCTATTCAACAGCCCTTGAAGCCCGGAGGAAATCATGAGCCTCAACGCTCCCATGGCGACGCCGAAGCAGATCGGCTTCATCCACGGTCTCGCCAAGCGCGCCGGCCTGGACGATGACACCTACAGGGATTTCCTGGAACGGGAGGCGGGCGTGCGCTCGGCGCGCCACCTCAGCGCCGTCGCCGCCGACCGGGTGATCACGACGCTCCGCGGCTCGGCCGGCAGCACCGGCCGGCCGGTCGGCGCCGTCGCCGGCCTCGACAGTGCCGTCGCCCGCAAGATGCAGGCCCTGTGGATCGCCGGCCACAATCTCGGCATCGTGCGCGACCGCACCGATCGCGCCATGCTGTCGTTCCTCGAACGCCAGACCGGCGTCGGTCATACACGCTTCCTGCGCGAGCCCGGCGCCAGCGCCAAGGCGATCGAAGGCCTGAAATCCTGGATTGCCCGCGAAGGAAAAGTCGAGTGGCCGGCCGACGATCGCGACGCCATCGCCAACAAGCGGGCGATCCTCGACGCCCAATGGCTGCGCCTGGTCCGGCTCGGCGCCGTGGAACCGTTCATTTCCACCGAACCGCTCGGCGACCTGCCGGCCTACGCCTACCGGGTCGCGCACAAGAACGGCTGGGAGTTCTTCGCGCCGCGCGACTATGACGCGGTCGCGGCGGCGCTCGGCCGCAAGCTGCGCGCCGCCTTGGCAAAGCGACGCGACCGCAGCGAGCAGGAGGACTGACCATGTCGCGCCTCTGGCTCGCTCAAGAGCGCCTGCAGGTCCGCCTGATGCTGGCGGAGCGGCGCGGGATCGAAGACATCGCGGTCGCGTTCAATTGCACCCGACACGACGTTCACTTGCTCGTCAAAGGCGCCCTCTGGGACTGGACCGACGACGAACTCGTGGATCTCCGGCGGATGCAGACAACGCTCGGATATACGATCGCAGAAATGGCCGAGGAGACCGGCCGCGCAGCCGCCAGCATCCGCGCGCGGCTCAAGGCCGGGCTCCCCAGCCTCGGCCCTGCGGGCCGGCCGGCGGGCAATCAGGACCTCTACGATCGCCCGCGCAGCGTTCCGGCCGCCACGCTGGCGGACCGCGCGGCCCGCCAACTCGCGCCGGCCCGCGACCTCACGGGCCTGGTCCTCGGCGATCCGCCGGTCGGCTATTCCGCGCTCGATAGGAGGGCATGATGGCTGCCATCCGCAAGTTCTCGATTGGGTCCCTTCGCTTCGAGGAGGGTTCGCGGGTGGTGCTACGCGCGGACGGATCGCCGACGAGGCTGTCCTTCAAAGAGTACGTCGTCATGCACGAGCTCTGTACGACCGGCCGCCTGCGCACGCAGATCACTCGTAACGCCCACAATCTGATTTATCGGCTTCGCAAGAAGCTCGGCCTCGACGCGCATATCGTCGTCGATTGGCGTGACGGTTACCGCCTGCTCAACGTCATCGAAGAACAGGACACAGCCGATCACGGGAGGCCGGCATGAACAGCGCAGCAGCGCTCGCCACCCGGGACGAGTCCGCGGTGGCCCACACCGTTCGGGTCGTTCGCATGTACGGGGCCACGTTCCTGATCGCCTACGGGCCCGGGGGGCGGGTGCTCGCCTATCTGCGCGAGCGCGACCGAGCTCTGTTCATCGCCGCCTATCGGAACGCCCTCGATGCCCGCACGCTCGGCGGTGTGTCGTCGCTGATCGAACTCATGGATCTCGGGGACGCTCTTCCGGTGCGGTTCGCGGCCGCGGTGCGCATCGCGGCCGACATGCACGGGGTGAACGTCGAGTGGCTCGATCACCACGGCCGGCCGATGGCGACCGGTGCCTTCGGAGAAGACCTGTTCGGCCAAATAACCGCCGACGTCGAATGAGCGCGGATGCCGGTGCCGCCGTGGCGCCGGCGCGAACAACGGGGGACGGCGTGAACACCAACAAGAGCGAACTGCCGGCGGAAAGCTTCGGCGAACTGGTGATCGAGCTGCGGCGGATCGCCGGCGAAGAGGCGGCCGCCGTCGGTCGCTGCGAGGAAGCCGTGGCGCGCATCGAAGCCGGCGCGTCGGCGCTGGTCGGCGAGCCCGTGAGCTACGAGGGCTTGCGTTTCGCGTTGTCGATCCAGCGCCAGCGCGCCGCCGCGGCGGGGTCGCTGTGCCGTATCTTCGAAAGCCTGATCCCATTGGAGCGCGAGGTCCGTGCGCTGCACGCGTCGAAACGGATGCCGTCATGCTGACCTGGCCCGAGAGAGACGGCTGGAACGAACAGCGCGTCGAGCGGCTCAAGATCATGTGGGCCGAAGGCCGGTCCGCCGCGGTCATCGCCGGCGAACTCGGCGGCATCACCCGCAACGCGGTGATCGGCAAGGTGCATCGCCTTGGTCTTCCGGGTCGCCCCAAGACCACAGCGTCTCCAAGAGAGCCGAAGACACCCCAGCCACCGCGGCCGGCGCGCCTGCCCAAGCGGGTTGCCCGTGCCCAGGAGATCGCGGCGCAGCCGGAGGCCGTCGTCGACGTGTCGGCGCCGTTGGACGTCCGGTTTCCGCCAGAGTGGCGCCGCTCGCTGTCGGAGCTGACAGCGACGTCGTGCCGGTTCCCGGTCGGAGATCCTCGCGGCTGCAATTTCTTCTTCTGCGGCGCACCGGTCCTCGATCCGCTGCCTTACTGCGGGCGCTGCGCCCGCATCGTCTACGATTTCCATGCCACTCGACGCAGCCGCAGCTACTTCCGGAGTTCGTGGGGATCCCGATCATGAACCGCAAGCGGTCACCGAAGCGCGGCACGGTCCAGTTCGATGCCATCATAGCAGCGTGTCCGTCGATCGACGCCGCCGACGCCTACTGGCGTGGCGAGGGTTACGTGCGGGCGAACGCCCAGGCCTTCCGGCGCCGCGACGGTACTTACACGGTTCGCCTGGTGTGGCGCTGCCGCACCCGGCTCGCCTCGGCGGTCACCTGCACCTATGTGGGACTGGTGATGGCATGAGGCTGCCGGGCGTGCTCGCAGAGATCGCCGAGGTCGCGGGGGAAGCCGCCGCGGTCCAGATCTGTGCGCGCGCCGGCGGCACCCGAGTCTATATCCCGGCCACCTGCTCCGACGACCACTGGCTCGTCGAATGCGTCGGCCGCGAGAAGGCCGACCGGATTTGTGCTCATCTGGCCGGCGGCGAGCGCAGCGGCCAGCGCTACGAGATTCCCCTTGCGGAGCGGGGCGCCTACCGTGCATTGCGTATGGCGGTCGCTCGGCAGGTTCACGAGCTTGACGCCGCCGCGAAGTCGTCGCGTGATATCGCCCGCGAAGCCGGCATCTCGCAGCGGACCGTGCACCGCCACCGCGCGGCGCACCGCGGCGACAATAAGGACAAGCGGCAGGGATCGCTGTTCTAGGTCTGCCCGCTCAGATGGCTCTGTTAGCTGTCAGCCATTTTCAATCGGGACATTTCGGGATGAATAGATTCAGGGTGAGGCGCCGTTGCGCCCACACGGGATCGAGCCGTCGTGAAGGCAAACTACAACAAAGCACTCAAGCGCGTGCTCGTCTATGAGGGCGGGTACAGCAATCATCCGGACGACACCGGTGGCCCGACCAACCAGGGCATCATCCAACGCGTCTATGACGGCTATCGCAAATCCAAGGGCCAGCCGACGCGCAGCGTCCGGCTTCTGACCGACGCCGAGCGGAACGAGATTTATCGGCGCCAGTACGCCGACAAAATCAGGTTCGATGCGCTGCCGGCCGGCGTCGACATCGCGGTATTCGACGCGGCCGTGAACAGCGGCCCGTCGCAATCGACCAAATGGCTGCAACGCGCCGTCGGTGTCACCGCCGATGGGGATCTCGGCGAAGCGACGCTCGCCGCCGTCAAGGCGCATCCCGACCACGATGCCTTGATCGCCGACATGTGTGCTCGGCGCCTCGGCATGATGCAAAACCTCCGGAACTGGGGAACCTTCGGCGACGGCTGGAGCAAGCGGGTCGCCAACGTGGTGCTGACCGGCCAGGCCTGGGCGATGGGCTCGGTCGGCCCGAAGCCGATCGCCGTGCACGAAGAGGGCGGCGACGCCAAGGCCGTGGTGTCCGACGTCGCCCTGCCGTCGGTCTCCGCCGAGGCCGGCGTACAGACGGGGCTGGGCGGCGGCGCCGGCGTCACGGCTGTGCAGACCGCACAGGCGCAGCTGCAGCCGCTGGTCGGCACCAACAAGACCATCGATTTGATCTTCACGCTCCTCACCGTGGCGGCCGTCGTCATCGCGGTCAGCGGCGCGGCCTGGGCGCTCTACGCCGGGCGTCAGCGGCGTAAGGCCGAGCGTGCCTGGTCGGGTGAAGCCGTCGGCAATCTCTCGCCGCTTCTGTCGCAAGCGAGGGCAGCGGCATGATGGAACTGCGTATCGTCGTCTGGTTCCTCGGCGGCGGCTGGCGCTGGATCGCCGGCGGAGCCGCCGTCCTCGCGGTCGCAGGGCTGTTCTACTTGACGTGGAGTGCCGGCTACGAGGATGCCGCGGCGGAATGCGATGCCGCCGCCAAGCAGGCGAAGATCGAAAGGCTCGAACTTGAGCTCAAGGCGGCGGATGCCGTCGCGGAGGGCGCGCAAGAGACTGTCATGACGCTGCGCGAGCAGGAGCGCTCGGCGCAGAAGCGCGTGCAGGAACTGGACCAGGAGATCGGCGAGTTGCGCAAGCGCCCCGCGGCCGCTCCCAAGGCCGGGAGGCAGAAAGATGCGTTGGTTGATGGCCGTTGCGACCTCACTCGTCGCGGCGTGCAGTTCTTTACCCGCTAGCGAGCCGGTTGCCTCGCACGTGCCGCCGCCGCCGGCTTATCTGCAGCCGGTCGCGCCGGTGCCGCCCCGCGAGGGTGAAAGCGTCCTGTCGCTCACGGCGCGGGAGCAGAACGCCCGCAAAAGCCAGAACACGATCATCTGCGCGGCGCGCCGCGACTGGGAGCGGATGCGCCAGGGGCTCGCCGGCGACAAGATCGAGGACGGGCCCGTGTGTGAACAGGAGGTTGAGTAAGTGCTGGATCTGAATCCCGCGTGGGCGAGCGTGGCCATCGCGCTCGGCGCGCTCGTCTACACGATATACAGCGGCCGTTCGAAGGCCCGCGCCGACAAGGTCGTCGAGCTCGAAAAGCTCATCATGGCCAAGGCCGACAAGGCGTTCGTCCTCGCGATCGACGATCGGGTCGACAAGCTCGAAGATCGCGCCACCAAGGTCGAGGCGACCGTGTCCCACCTGCCGGACAAGGACTTCACCCATCGGCTCGAACTGTCCATCGCCCAACTCCGCGGCGAGGTCTCCACGCTGACCGAAAGCGTCAAGCCGGTGGCGGCCATCGCCGGACGTCTGCAGGAAGCCATGTTGGAAAAGGCCCTCTCATGAGTCTCGATCGCATCATCCGCGAAGAAGCCCGGCTGATCATGCTGAAAGCGCTCGCGGCCCAGGACAACGAGTCCCTGACTTCTGAATCTCTTCGGACGGAGCTCGACATCTCGTTCGGCATCAGCAGGAGCCGCGCCTGGGTGCACGACGAGCTCGCCTACATGAAGGAGATGGGGGCGATCACGGTGCTCGACGCCGGCTCCATCAAGGTCGCGACACTGACCGAGAAGGGCACGCGGCATCTCAAGCGCCAGATCGCGATCGAGGGCATCAAGCGGCCGAGTCGTCCCGGGGAGTGATGAACATGGCGCGCGCCCGCCGCGGCCGTGGCCGCTTGTCCGCGATCGACCAGCTGCCGGCGTGGGCCGACGAAGTCAAGATGTGGGCGTTCCGCGAGTTGAAGGAGCGCAAGCGCACACAGATCGACGTCTGTGCGGAATTCAACGAACGCCTGCGCGCGGCAGCACACGAAGAAGGTGTTGCGCCGCCGAAGCCGGTCTCAAAGTCGGCGTTCAACCGAACCTCCTGTGCAATCGCCATCCAGGGGCGTCGACTGGAAGAGACCCGCGAGATCGCCGCCGTGCTGGCGCCGCGCCTCGACGAGGCGGGCGACAATTCGCTGACTCTCCTGATCGCCGAAACCATCAAGACGCTGGTCAACGAGATGCTGGCGAACGCCGGCGAATTGCCCACCGACGGCGACACCGCCGAAATGCTGATGCTCACCGCACGCGCGGTCAAGCACGCCGAGGAGGCCAAGCGGATCAGCTCCGACACCCGCAAACGGATCGAGGACGAACTCGCGGCCAGGACCGCCAAGGCCGTCGACACCGTCGCCAAGGCGAAGGGCCTGACCAAGGACACTGTCGACGCCATCAAGGCGCAGATCCTCGGCATCCGGGGCGGCACGTGATCGATCGCAAATGAACGCTCTCGTCACCGCCGAGGACTGGGCACGCCACCGCCGCGAGCAGCTCGGCGCACTGCCTGCCGTCCTGCGCGGCACCTCGTTGCCCGACATCCTGTTGCCGTACCAGCGCGAGCTGCTCGCCTCGACCGCGACGAACCCGCTGACCGTCGCCGACAAGTCGCGCCGCATCGGCGCCACGTGGGGGGTCGGTGCCGATGCGGTTCTGACGTCCGGGGCGACGAAGGCCGCCGGCGGCATGGACACGCTCTATATCGGCTACAATCTCGACATGGCGCGCGAGTTCATCGACGTCTGCGCCATGTGGGCGAAGGCATTCGCGCCGGCCTGCAGCGCCGTCGACGAATTCCTGTTCGCCGACCAGGACGACAAGGGCGCCGAGCGAAACATCCAGGCGTTCCGCATCACCTTCGCGTCCGGTTTCGAAATCGTCGCCCTGTCGTCGCGCCCCCGCTCGCTGCGCGGCCGGCAGGGCTATGTCATCCTCGACGAATTCGCTTTCCACGACGATCCGATGGGCCTGCTCAAAGCCGCCATGGCGCTGCTCATCTGGGGCGGCAAGGTCCTGGTCATCTCGACGCACAACGGCGACGACAATCCGTTCAACGAGCTGATCAACGACATCCGGGCCAAGAAACGCCGCGGCCATGTCGTGCGCTGCACCTTCGACGATGCTCTCGAACAGGGGCTCTATCAGCGTGTCTGCCTCGTTACCGGCAAGGAATGGTCGCCCGAGGCCGAAGCGACCTTCCGGGCGGAGATCCGCGACTACTACGGCAGCGATGCGGCGGAAGAGCTGGATTGCATCCCTTCACAGGGCTCCGGCGTCTATCTCACCGGCGCCCTGATCGAGGCGTGCATGACGGCGCAGGCGCCGGTGTTGCGTCTCACCTGCCCGCAGGGCTTCGAGCTGCAGAGCGACGAGCTCCGCCGGTCGTTCGTCAACGACTGGCTTGAAGAACACTTGAAGCCGATCGTCGACAAGCTCGACCAACGGCTGCGGCATTTCTACGGCTTTGACTTTGCGCGTTCCGGTGACCTGTCCGTGTTCCTGCCGCTCGCCGAGGAGAAGAACCTGGTGCTGCGCGCGCCGTTCATCCTCGAACTGCGCAATGTGCCGTTCCGCCAGCAGGAACAAATCCTGTACTGGATCGTCGACCGGCTGCCGCGCTTCGCAGCCGGCAAGCACGACGCCCGCGGCAACGGCCAGTTCCTGGCCGAGTACGCCATCCAGAAATACGGCGCGCTGCGCGTCGAAGCGGTGATGCCGTCCCAGCCTTGGTATCTCGCCAACATGCCGGTGATGAAGGCGGAGTTCGAGGACCGCACCATCGAGCTGCCGCGCGATGCCGACGTGAAGGCCGACTTCCGCCTGATCAAGCAGGTGCGCGGCGTGCCGCTGGTGCCGGACACTGCCCACACCAAGGGCAGCGATGGCGGCCAGCGCCATGGCGACGCGGCGATTGCGGGCTGCCTCGCCGTCGCGGCGGCCAAGAGCGACGTCGCCGAAATCGACTATCGGTCGCCGGCGACCGACGCGGCGCGAGAAGACGGGCCGCCCGACGACGACGGGGATGAGCGCGGCTGGTGGCAGCCGCCGCTCGGCGCGGCAGTTCGGGGGAGCATCTGATCATGGCCGACAAGCCCATTCTCTACGGCCCGGACGGCCAGCCGATCCGGCGCGAAGTCCTCACGGTGGAGATCGCCGGCCCGACCATCACCGGCGTGCGCTCGCCGATCACCGGCTATCCGGGCGACGGCCTCAATCCGCGCCGGCTCGCCTCGCTGTTGCGCGAGGCCGACGAGGGCGAGCCCCTGCGCTATCTGGAACTGGCCGAACAGATCGAGGAGCGGGATCTCCACTATGCGGGCGTCCTCGGCACCCGCAAACGCTCGGTCGCCCAGCTCGACATCCAGGTCGACGCCGCCTCCGACGATCCCCTGCACGTCCAGCAGGCCGACATGATCCGCGACTGGCTCACCCGTGACGAGCTGGAAGACGAGCTGTTCAACATGCTCGACGCGATCGGCAAGGGCTGGTCGTTCACCGAAATCATCTGGGACACCTCGACCGGCCAGTGGTGGCCGAAGCGGCTGGAGTGGCGGGACCCCCGCTGGTTCCGGCCGGCGCGTCACGACGGCACGACGCCGCTCCTGCGCGGCGACATGGGCGATACGCCGCTGCCGCCGTTCAAGTTCATTTGCGCCGTCATCCGCGCCAAGTCCGGCCTGCCGATCCGTTCCGGCCTGGCGCGGCTCGCGGCCTGGAACTGGATGTTCAAAGCGTTCACCCAGCGCGACTGGGCGATCTTCACCCAGACGTTCGGCCAGCCAGTGCGCGTAGGCAAGTATCCTTCAGGTGCGACCGCAAAGGACAAGGACACCCTGATGCGCGCCGTCGCCAACATCGCCGGCGACTGCGCAGCGATCATCCCCGAATCGATGCTGCTCGAATTCATCGAGTCGAAGAACGTCGGCCAGGGCTCCGACCTCTACGAGAAGCGCGCCGACTGGCTCGATCGCCAGGTCTCCAAGGCGGTGCTCGGCCAGACCGCCACCACGGACGCCGTCACGGGCGGGCTCGGATCGGGCAAGGAGCATCGGCAGGTCCAGGAGGATATCGAGCGCGCCGACGCCAAGGCGCTCGCGGCCATCATCAACCGTGACCTGGTGCGGGCATGGATCGACCTGGAATTCGGCCCACAGCAGAAGTACCCGCGGCTACGCATCGGCAGAAACGAAGAGGTCGACATCGCCAAGATGTCCGACTCGCTCGCCAAGCTGGTGCCGGTCGGCCTCAAGGTGCAGATGTCCGAGGTGCGCGACCGGCTCGGCTATTCAGATCCGGAGCCGGGCGCCGAGTTGCTGGTGCCGCCCAGCGTCGCGCCGGCGACGCCTCCCGCGGCGCCGGCCCTGCAGGCGGCGCGTCAAGCCGCACGGGCGCGCGACGCGATCGACGAACTGGTCGACGATACCGAGGCGCTGGCCGCCCCGGCCGCAGAAGACATGATCGACACGGTGCGCGGCCTGGTCGAGCGCGCCGGCAGCCTGGACGAGGTGCGCGACGGCCTCCTGGCACTGTCCCCGAAGATGCCGGCTGCCCGGCTCGCCGAGGCGATGCGCATGGCCCTGGTGATGGCCGAGCTGATGGGTCGCGCCGACGTCGCGGGGGACTGATGCGCTTCTGCCCAAACTGTGGCGGCGTCGCGCTCGCGGCCGCGGAGGCGGTTCCCTTCGCGGTCAAGCCGCGCGACGCGATCGATTTCCTGCGCCAAAAGGTCGACGTACCGACCCGGACTTGGACCGACATCTGGGAGGGGATGCACAGCCAGGCCTTCGTGGTGGCCGGTGCCCGATCGAGCGCACTGCTCGCGGACTTTCACGAAGCGGTCAACCGCAATGTCGACGAAGGCCGCACGATCGAACAGTTCCGCAAGGACTTCGACCGCATCGTCGACGACCACGGCTGGGACTACAAGGGCGGGCGCAATTGGCGAAGCCGCGTCATCTTCGACACCAATCTGCGCATGGCCTACTCGGCCGGCCGCTGGGCGCAGATCCAGCGCGTCAAGCAGACCCGGCCGTTCCTGCGCTACGTCGCCGTCATGGACGGGCGCACGCGCCCTCTGCACCGGGGCTGGCACGACACGGTCCTGCACGTCGACGATCCATGGTGGGAAACCCACTATCCGCCCAACGGCTGGTATTGCCGCTGTGCCGTCATGAGCCTCAACGAGCGCGACCTGAAACGCTACGGACTAAAAGTGTCCGATCGCGCGCCAGCGATCGAGATGGTGGAGCGCACCATCAATACGCCGACAGGCCCGCGCGCCCTCCTGGTGCCGGAAGGGATCGACCCGGGCTTCGCCTACAACCCCGGTATTGCCGGCTTCGGGCGCGGCGCCGAGAGCCTGGCCCTGGAGCGTCACGGCGATTGGCGCTCGCTGTCGGCGCCCGGTCAGCCGGCACGGGACCTGCCGCCGCTGCCGCTCGATCGGGCCCCTGTGGCGCCTCTGCGCGGCAGCGCCACGAACGAGGCCGATCTGCGCGCGGCACTCCGCGAGGCACTCGGCGGCGATGAACTGATCGTCGCCGACCCGACCGGCAACCGTGTGCTGCTCGGCCAGGCGATCGTCGACCACCTCCTGGCCGACCCGTCGCGCCGGGACGGCCGCGAACGCTACTTCCCCTTGATGCCGTCGCTCGTCGCCGACCCGGCCGAGATCTGGATCGGCTGGGCGCAAAATGCGGTGTCGGGGCGCGTCGCCCTGCGGCGGCGGTACATCAAGCTCGTGGAGCTCGGCGGTGGCCGCACCATCGGCATTGTCTGTGATGCAGACGACAGCCTGTGGTCGGGAATGACGTTCTTCCGCAGTACGGCGCGCGGTGGGGGCAATTTGCGCACCGGTCACCTGGTCTATCGCCGTGGGGGATGATGGTGACTGCGGCGCCGCGCCATCCGCGTCGCACTGCCCTGGCCATCGGGATCGCGGCCCGGCCCAGACAGGCATTCCCTTATACCCCAAATCGTCCTCCGACCGAAATCCCGAATCCGGGCCGCTGATGGCTTTGCCGCCCCCCGGGGCTACAGTTGACGCCCGTCGGGGGCTGCCTGCCCCACAAGCCGTTGAAAACCCCTTGAACGGGGCTGCAAGGACGAGACCGGGTCCGTCGAAACCGGCCGGAGCGCCCGGGGAGCCAAAATCGACCCAAAATCCGGTCGGCGAAGGTGGGGCGTCGGGAGGTCCCGGGACGGAAGTCGCCTGGCCGGCGGGATCGGTCTACAGTCGGCCCATGGCGAGCGGCTACGAGCGATCCCCGGACTACGGCGGCGATGACTGGACGCCGGCCGACATCGTTTTGTGGCTGGCGATCGTCGCGGCCGTCTCGATCGGGATCGCCGTGCTGCTGATCTGAGCGCCGGCATCCGGTCGTCAACATGACCCTGACACGTGTCAGGGTTGAGATTCGCGCGGCGTGGGGACGATTGTGGCCCCATGTCCGGGGTCAACGCAACATCGTCGATTTACTTGTCGCTCAACGCCGAGGCCGGCGCGCCCGAATGGGTGATGCTGTTTCCGGCGGGCGAAGGCGGCGTCGTCACCACGGTCGACGGCCGCGGTCCGTATCGCGCCGCAAACCTCACTGCCCTCGCCGAGGCGAGCCTGCAGGCTGCGGGCGGCAAGCTCGCGATCGATGAATGCCATTCGACCGATCTGGCCGCCCCCAAGGGTCTGCCGGCGCCGGCGCGCGGCTGGGTGGTCGCCGCCGAGGCGCGCGACGACGGACTGTGGGGCCGGGTCGACTGGACCGACATCGGCCGCGACCTGGTCGCAGGCCATGCCTACCGGGGCATCTCACCGGTTTTCGCGCACGACCCCAAGGGCAACGTGCTGCGCTTCCTGCGTGCCTCCCTCACCAACACGCCGAACCTGCGCGGCATCGCCGCGCTTCACTCTGAAGGAGTCCCTATGGACCTCACGAAGCTGCGTGAAATGCTCGGCTTGGCGGCCGACGCCGACGAGGCGGCCATCCTGGCCGCGATCCGCGCCCTCAAGGACAAGCCGGCGCTGCAGTCGGCGCTCGCCCCGATCGCCAAGGCGGCCGGCCTGAAGGACGACGCCGATGTGACGGCGATCGCCACCGCGGTGACGACGCTCGCCACCCGCGCCGGCCAGGACCAGGCCGCGGTTATCACGGCCCTGCAGACCGAGCTCGCCACCGTCTCCACCACGCTCGCCACCCTGCAGTCCGACGGCGCCAAGGCGCGCGCCACCACTTACGTCGACGGCGAGATCGCCAGAGGCCGCGTCGGCGTCAAGCCGCTGCGCGACCACTACATCGCCATGCACGCTGCCGACGCGGCGCGTGTCGAGAAGGAGATCGGCGCCATGCCGATCATCGGACCGTCGGGCGCCCGGGTCGATCCGCCGGCCACCAAGGACGGCAAGATCGCGCTCAACTCCGAGCAGCTCCACACCTGCAAGCTCCTCGGCCTCGACCCCGAGGCCTACCGCAAAACCCTGGAAGCCGAACAGGCCGAGCAGGCGGCGTAACGCCGCCCCTGCCGCCTCACCGTCACTGGAGACCACTTAGTCCATGACCGCGCTCACCGCCGATCGCAACACGCCCCGCCTTGAAGGCGAGATGAAGTCTGCCCCGCTCGCCGCCGTGAAGGTGTTCGCGGGCGCCCTGCTGATGCGCAACGCCGCCGGCTACGCCACCAAGGGCGCGACCGTCCTCGGGCTGCGCGGCATCGGCGTCGCCTGGGAGCAGGTCGATAATTCCGGCGGCAGCGCCGGCGACGTCAGTGTCAGGTATCGCGAGGGTATGTTCCGGTTTGTCAACTCGGCCGACGCCGACGCGATCGCCGAGACCGACGCCGGCAAGCTCTGCTACGCGGTCGACGACCAGACCGTCGCCAAGACCCACGGCTCCAACACCCGTTCGGTCGCCGGCATCATCCTCGGCGTCGACAGCCTCGGCGTACATGTGCTGGTGTCCGAGGTGGCGCTCGTCGCCTATCTGCAGACACGCCGCGTCTTCGTGCCGGTCCGGGTCGCAACCCTGGTCGGTGCCAACGTGTACCGCCAGCTCTCCATCCATGCGGGCCGGATCGTCAAAATCTGGTCAGTGACCGAGGGCGTGCTGACGACCGGCGACGCGACCCTGACCGCCAAGATCAACGGTGTTGCCGTCACCGACGGCGTCATCACCATCACGCAAGCCGGCTCCGCCGCCGGCGACAAGGACTCGGCCACGCCGAGCGCCGCCAATGTGGTCGCGGTCGGCGACGACCTCTCGCTCACGGTCGGTGGCACCAACGCCACCGCGACGGTCGCCAACGTCCTCTTCGAGATCGAGCGCGACTGACGGGCGATCAGAGACAGCCAAGACACAATCGTAACCGGAGCACTCCATGTCCAAGTTCTACAAGTGGGCCAATTTCCACAAGTGGGTTTTGCCGATCGGCCTGATCGTCTGCCTCGGCGTCCTGGCCTATGCGACCGCGCCGGCCTCTTCGCACGAGGTCGGCGGCTTCACCCTCGCCATGCTGGTCAACGCCGCCAATCTCGACGGCCTGCGCGCTGGCTTCAAGACCTCGTTCCAGACGGGGCTCGGCATGGCGCCTTCGCAGTATCAGCGCGTCGCCACCGTGGTGCCGTCGTCGACGAAGGAGCAGAAGTACGGCTGGCTCGGCAAGATCCCGCGGGTGCGCGAATGGATCGGCGCCCGCGTCATCCACAATCTCGAACAGCACGACTACGCCATCAAGGAAAAGCCCCTCGAACTGACCGTCGGCGTCGACAAGGACGATATCGAGACCGACAATCTCGGCATCTACACGCCGCTGTTCCAGATGATGGGCCAGTCGACCGGCTCCGAGTGGGAGTCGATGGTGTGGGCTTTGATCAAGGCCGGCTGGACGTTGAAGTGCTACGACGGCCAGTATTACTTCGACACCGATCATCCGGTGCTCGATGCGGCGGGTGCGCCTCAGTCCATCGCCAATACCGATGGCGGTGCCGGAGAGCCCTGGTTCCTGCTCTGCACCAAGATGCCGCTCAAGCCGTTCATCCTGCAGAAGCGCAAGGACTTCCAGTTCGTCGCCAAGGACGACCCCCGCGACGATCGCGTGTTCATGAACAAAGAGTTCATTTACGGCGCGGACGCGCGCGGCAATGTGGGTTTCGGCTTCTGGCAGATGGCCTGGGGTTCAAAGCAGACGCTCGACGCCACCCACTACAAGGCGGCGCGCGCCGCGCTCACCGGCATGAAGGGCGACTACGGCCTGCCGCTCGGCCTGCAGCCCGACCTCCTGGTGGTCGGCTCGACCAACGAGAGCGCCGGCCGCAAGCTCCTGAATTCCGAGTACGGCGCCGGCGGCGAGACCAACGAGTGGAAGGGCACCGCCGAGCTGCTCGTCTGCCCGTGGCTCTGAGGTGAGCCATGGCCAGCGAGGCAAAGCAGAAGAATTCAGCGCCGCGCAAATCCGCGAAAGCGGAAGCGGCTTCACGGGCGGAAGGGCCAAGCCCGACCGCCGGGGCCGGCGCTCTCCAGGCGCCGGTCACCGATCAGCCCGCCGGCGAAGAGCCGGGGGCAGTCGACCGTGTTTTCGAGGCCGGGACGGTGAATGGCACAGCCAAGACGCTGCTGCGCTCAGCGTCGATCGGCGAGCTCCCGGTCGGCGAGCTCCAGCTTCAACCCGCCGGCGACGCTGCGCCGGCGGCTGACAATACCCGCGAGCGCAGCACGGAAGCCGAAGGGGCGGCGGAATCTGCCGCCGCCCCCAAGGCCCCGGACGCGGGCGAGAAGGGGCGCTTCGTCATCCTGTCGCCACCGGTGCCCGCCGACGTTCCATCGCTTCTGCTCGCGGGTGCGACCTACATCGTCAAGGCGAAGCCGGAGCGCGGACTGCGGCGCGCCGGCCGGGCCTTCACCCGGGAAGAGACGCTGATCCCGTATGCCGATCTCTCGGCCGGGCATCGCGCCGCCATTGAGGGCGAGCCCGACCTGGTCGTGACCATCCGGCTGCCGCTCTCGTAACGCCCCGTTTCCGCGGGGTGGCGCAGTCAGGTCAGCGCGTCAGGCACGTCCTCTTGGAAGGCCTGGAGGCCGCCGGTTCAAATCCGGCCTCCGCACCAGAATTCCGGTCGCCGGCTCAACCCGGCAGCGGCGATCGGATCAGAGGCCGGTCCGCAAGACCGCCGGCCGCACGTGACCCCGGCGCGCGCAAGGAGCGGCGCGCGCCGGGTGGTCCTTCGAAGAGGTGGAGCCGTCCATGCCGATGACCGATGACGAGCTGGCGAAGTTCCTGGGCATTGCCGGCCACCCTAAGGCCCTGTTCGTCATTGCCGAACTGACGCCCGAAAAGCGCGCGCTCTACGACCGCATGGCCGAGATCGAGGTTGCCCGCAAGGCGCGCGGTAAACACCTGCCTGACCGGGCGACCAAACGACGAGGGTCCGGGCGATGATCAGGTTCTTTCCGAGCGTGATGATCGTCCTCTCTGTTGGAGCCGCCGCCGTCTACGCGTGGGACACAGACTGGCGGCGCGCCATCTACTGGACCGCGGCAGCCGTGCTCACGGCATCGGTCACATTCTGAGAGGCAACAAGGATCTGATCCCATGGACGAAAATCTCAGGATCGACGACGCTGCCTATCAAAATGGGCGCGACATCAGCGCCACCGGCGGCACGCTGCGCACACTCATCGAGCAAGTCGTGATTGCGAACGACGAGGATATGGCTGTCAGCCTGGCGCTCGGCTTCTTCGATGGTTTGATTGCCGAGCTTCGGCGTCCGCTGGCGGTCGTGAACATCGACGGTCTGTCGCGTTCTGATCCGCCGCGCCCGAGCGTGCAGCCGGTGACCACGCCTTACAATCCGACGGCGCCTGGTCGACCGCCGCGGCCGACGCGATAGCGAGGGCCGAGATGACCTACGCCACCCAACAGCAGCTCGTCGATCGCTACGGCGAGGACATGCTGCGCAAGATCACCGATCGGGCCAAGCCACCGGCCGGCGCGATCGACGCCGCCGTGGTCGCCCGCGCGCTCGCCGATACCGATGCCGTGATCGACGGCTACCTGCTCGGCCGCTACCAGCTGCCGCTCGCCACCACGCCGGCGCTGCTCGCCGAACTCGCCTCGACGATCGCGATCTACAAGCTGCACGGCTCGACCGCGGCCGAGAAGATCGCCGACGACTACAACGCGGCTTTGCGCACGCTGCGCGAGATCGGCCAGGGCATCGTGCGCCTTGGCGTCGCCGGCATCGAGCCGGCGGCGAGCGGCACCGAGGGCGTGCGCGTCATCGACCGGGAGCGCGACCTCACCCCCGACAATCTGAAAGGCTTCATCTGATGGCGGCCGACGGCGTCCGCATCGAGCTCAAGAGCGAGGACATCGCGCAAGGCGTGTTCGCGCGCGCCGCCGATCGCGCCGTCAACGCCCAGCCCATGTGGGAGGACATCGGCGCCTCTCTCGTCACCTCGACCCAGCACCGCTTCGAACGTGGCGTCAGGCCCGACGGATCGCCCTGGCCGCCGTCCATGCGGGCGCTCGCCGAAGGTGGCAAGACGCTGGTCGAGAGTACCCGCCTGATGCTGTCGCTGACCTCCGAGGCGACAGGCGTCGGCGTCATGGTCGGCACCAACGTCCTCTATGCCGCCGCGCACCAGTTCGGCGCCGACATCCAGCAGGGCGCCCGCACCCAGACCATCCGGTTCAAGCGCCACAAACGGTCCGGGAAACTTCTGAAGGGTTTCCGCCGCGCCAAGGATGCGACCGAGGAGCGCCAGGTCGATGTCGGCGCCCACACGATCCACCTGCCGGCGCGGCCGTTCCTCGGCCTGGACGATGACGACCAGGCCGAGATCGCCCGCATCGTCGAGGACTGGCTGACCGGACCGGGAGGTCTCGATGCTCGTCAATGACGTCATCGCGAGGCTCGACGATCGCGTCGCCGACCTCAAGGGTCGGATCGAAGGCGCGGCCGAACTCTCGGCGCTGATCCGCGACGGGGCCCTGCCGCCGGTCCTGCCGGCCGCCTTCGTGGTGCCACTGGGATTGCGGCCCGGACAGGTCGACGCCGCCGCCGGCCTGTTCCGCCAGGACGTCGACGAGGTCGTCGGCGTCGTTCTGATCACAGATGCGCCCGGCGACGTCACCGGCGCCGGCGCCCTGCCGACCATCGGCGAGCTGATCAAGGACACGATCGAAGCCGTGTGCGGCTTCGCACCCGGCGACGAGGTCGGCGTATTCCGCCTCTCCCGCGGCGCGCTCGTGAGCCTCAACGCCGGCACGGTCATCTACCAGCTCGATTTTGCCATCGCGGATCAACTGAGGATCGCAGGATGAGCCAGCAGCCAAGCCGAGGCGGCTCCTACGTGCAGGACAAGGACGGGGCGCTCAAGCGCGTCGCGTTCACGGCGTCCGACGCCGGGCTGTCGATCGCCTCCGACGCCGGACTGTCGATCGCCGAGGCAAACCGCGTCCGCGCGGTCGTCGGCATCGCTCCGCAAGCCGAGCCGGTCGCGAAGACCCAATCCGTTGCGCCCGCGAAGGGTCGCAAGTCGAAGGAGTGACACCGATGCCGGAGCCGATCCGTTATCGTCTGATGGTCTTGCTCGCCAAGATCGAGACCGAGTACGCCACCGATCCGACGCCGACCGGCGCCGCCAACGGCATCCTGGCCAAGAACGTCGAGATCTCGCCCATGGAGGGCGAGGACGTCTCGCGCGAGCTGATCCAGGCCTTTCTCGGCGCCCAGGCGACGGTCCCGACCGGGTTGCGCATGGTGCTGTCATTCGACACCGAGCTGGCCGGTTCGGGCGCCGCCGGCACGGCGCCCAAATGGGGTCCGCTCGCCCGCGGCGCCGGCATGGCCGAGACGATCGTCGCCGACACCTCCGTGGCCTACACGCCGGTCAGCGAGGAGATGGAGAGCCTGACCCTGTGGTTCTGGATCGGCTCGACCAAGCACGTCCTCACCGGCGCCCGGGGCGGCGGCGAGGTGACGGTGAACGCCCAAGGCATTCCGTTCATCCGCTGGACGTTCACCGGCCTGTGGAACGCGCCCGGCGAGGCGACGCGCGCGACGCCGACACTGACCGGCTTCCAGAAGCCGCTGGTGGCTTCGAAGACCAACACGCCGACCTTCACGGTCAACAGCGTTCCCCTGGTGCTGCGCAGCTATTCGCTCAAGTTCGGCAACCAGGTGGAGCCGCGCCTCCTAATCGGCCGCGAGTCGGTCGAGATCGTCGACCGCGCCGAGGCCATCGACGTGGTGGTCGAGGCGGTGCCGCTGACCACGCTCGACCCGTTCACGCTCGCCAACGCGCAGACGCTCGTTCCGGTCGCGCTCGTGCACGGCACCGTGGCTGGCAACATCATCTCGCTCACGGCGGCGACCTGCCAAGTCAAGCGGCCGACCGGCTACCAGAACAACCAGGGCACGCTGGAATGGCCGCTCGCCCTGGCGCCGCTACCGACTTCGACCGGCAACGACCAGTACGCCATCACCCTGACCTGACCCGGCCGGGATCGGGTTTTCAAACGCGCTTCAACGAGAGGTCTGCAAACCATGTTCACGATCGTCGACAAGCCCACCTTCCGTCACGAGATCAAAATCCACGTGCCGGTCGACGGCGGCTTCAAGGATGAGACCGTCCAGGTGACCTATCGGGTCCTGCCTGTCGAGGAAGCCGAAAAGCACGATCTCTCGACGCCGGCGGGCACGAAGGAGTTTCTCCAGGCGGCGCTGGTCAAGATCGACGACATCGTCGACGGCGCCAAGCAGCCGGTGCCGTACTCAGATCAGCTGCGCGATCTCATGCTGTCGTTCTCCTATGTGCGCGTCGCGCTCGCGGGCGGCTACTTCACCGCCGTGGCCGGGGCGCGCGCGGGAAACTGAGATGGGCCGCCCGCCGCTGGGCGACCGGCGACGGGGCGGCCGATAAGGCGAGCGAGAAGGCGACCGAGGATGCGCGCGCATTCGGCTTCGACGAACAGTCCATGGCCGAGCTGGCTGCGGCCCTCGCCGAAGTCCACGACGACGAATTCTCCGGCTTGTGGCGGGAAAACGTCGCCGTGTTCGACGCCTTCGTCGCCGTCGGCACCCAATGGCGCACGGCGCCGATCGGCGGCGGTATGGCGCCGGTCGGCATCGTCTATGTGGGCCTCGATTACGCGGCGGTCCGCGCCGGCCTCGACGCCGCCGGCATCGTGGTCACCCCGGAGCTGTGGGCCGGCCTGCGCGTCATGGAAGATGCCGCGCGGGCGGCGTTGAACGGACGGTGAGCTGATCATGTCCATGCGCCTCGCCCTCGTCATCGACGGCAATGCCGCCGGCGCCAAACAGGCGCTCGACGAGACGGCGCGTGGGCTCGCCAATATCCGCCAGGTGGCGGCCGGCGCTGCGGCCGCGACGGGACCCGCGCTGTCGGGGGTCGCCCCGGCGATCGACAAGGCGTCCGGTGCCCTCAAGGGGTTCGAGGCCGAGCTCGCCAAGGCGACCGGCGCCATCAACGACATGAGCGCGGTCGGCCAGCGCGGCCTCGACCAGATTCGCGCGCGCTTCGATCCGCTCTTCGCGTCCGGCCAACGCTACAGGCAGGAACTCGCCGACATCCGCGAAGCGATGGCCTCCCAGGCGCTCACCCAGGCGCAAGGGGCCGCCGCCATCGCGCGCACCAAGGAAGCCTTCACGTCGCAGGTGGCGGCGATCAATGGCGCCAAGACGGCAGCCAAGGGCATGTCGTTCGAGGCGAAGAACCTCAGCTATCAGCTGGTCGATATCAGCCAGGGCGTGCTGATGGGCCAGTCCGCCTTCATGATCCTGGCCCAGCAGGGCGGCCAGGTCGCGCAGGTGATCGGCACGGCTCAGGGCGGCCTGGGCGGCCTGATGAAGGAGCTCAAGACATCCGTCCTCGGGCTCGTCACGCCGATGCGGCTCTTGGGGCTCGGTGCAGTAGCCGCCGGCGCCGCCGGCTACGCGCTCTACAGTAGTTGGAAGTCGTCGGCGCTGGCGCTCGACGATACGGCGCGTGCGGCCGGAACGACCATCCGCGTCATCCGGGAGCTGCAGTCCGTCGCCGCCGGCAAGGGCATCAAGGCGGACCAGTTCCTGCCCGACATGGAGCAGTTCGGCCAGCAGGTCTATCAGGCCCGCAGTGGCATGGGCGGACTCGCGGAGGTCCTGCGCGCCAACGGCGTGCCGGCCGCCAAGGATTTCGAAGACGCCTTCAACAAGGTTGCCGACCTGATCGCGCGTGCCAAGGACGATCAGACTCGGCTGTCGCTGCTCCAGCAGGTGGGGCTGCCGGCGACGATGCAATACGTGCGCCTGATGCAGCAGGGTGCGGACGGCATCAAGACGGCGCGTGAGGAAGCAGTCAAATTCAACGACGTCGCCGAAGAGAAGATGATCGCCTCGGTGCGCCGCTTCGACGAGGCCTGGGACAGGTTCTGGGACAAGTTCGGCAAAGCCGTCAAGAGTGCGACGGTTTCCGCCGGCGGTTGGCTGGACGACCTCAGCGACAAAGTGAACCGCCTTGTCATGCGGTTCGACGTCGCGACCGGCGGCTCGGGGCGGTCTGCCCTCAGTCTCATCTACGGCGCCGCAGTCCAGCAAGGAGAGGCATCTCGGCTCACCCAGGGCGATGCCCAAAAGTACTATGAAGCGACGGGTCGCGGCAAAACTCCGTTCGAAGCCAGCGAGCCTGCTCCCACCGGTAGGCTTCGAATAACGGTCAACCGCCCGACGGGCGATGTCGATCCCGCCAAACAGAAGGCCGACGCGGCTCGATACCAGCAGATGATCGGCCTGCTCGGTCAAACCGCGACCGCCACCGAGCAGGTGACGGCGTTCGAAAAGCAGCTGCAGCTCGCTTGGCTGACCACCGGCGTATCGATCCCGAAGGAGCGAACCGCGGTCATCAAGAAGATGATCGAGGAGCAGGCGCTCGGCATCACCCAGATCAAGGCCAGCGCCGATGCCCAGCGCCTGGAGGCCGACGCGATCGGCATGTCGGTCGGGCAATCGACCGCCTACCTCGCGGTCCAGAACGCGATCCTCGACGCCAAGCGGCGCGGCCAGACGCTCACCCAGGACAACATCGCGGCGATCGAGCGCGAGGCCGCCGCGCTCGGGGCCGCCGCCCAGCGCACCGACAATTTGAAGTCCAGTTACGACACCGCCAAAGGTGCCTTCACGACCTTCCGCCAGGAGATCGCCCAGGGTACCGGCGTCTGGGATGCGCTCGCCAAGGCCGGCATCAACGCCCTCGACAAGATCGGCGCCAAGCTCGGGGATCTCGCGTTCGACCAGGCGTGGCAGATGTTCTTCGGCAGTTCGGGCGCCGCATCCGGCGGCGCCAGCGGCGGCGGCATTTTCGCGTCGATCGGAAAGCTGCTCGGCTTCGCGCGAGGCGGCTACACCGGCGACCGCGGCCGCCAGGCCGTTTCCGGCGTGGTGCACGGACAAGAATTCGTCGTCAATGCGCAGGCGACCGCGCGCCACCGTCCGCTCCTCGAAGCCCTCAACGACAACCGCCTGCCGGGCTACGAGGACGGCGGCTATGTGGGCCCGCCGCCGTCGAACGTGGTTGCGTTTCCGGGCACAGCCAGCGGCGGCACGGCGCCGATCCAGGTCACCTACGCGCCCGTCTACAACGTGCAGGGCGTCGGTCAAGAAATCGACGATCTGCGCACCCAGATAGCGCGCGATCGCGCCGAGGCGCCTGCCGTCATCGTCCAGACCATCAAGGAAGCTCAATCCCGGAGAATGATCTGATGGCCCTGATCACCTTCCCGCGGGCCATGCCGGACGAACTGCCGATCGTCGGCCTGTCGTTCACACCGTCGCCCATGATCGAGCTGTCGGCCCTGCGATCCGGCAGGCAGATTGCCAAGGAGCTCGGACCGACCCTGTGGCGCGCGACCTGGCGCACCGCAAAGATGACCGATACCGAGACCGGGATCGTGCGGGCCTGGTACGACACCCTTTTGAGCCTGGAGGCATTCCTTGGCTACGACAAGCTGCGGGAATACCCGCTCGCCTATAAGCGCGGCTTCGCCGGCCTGACCGTCGGCGGTAATCCCTTCGCCGGGACTTGCACGCTCGCCGGCGTCGCGAGCGACAACCTGCAGGTCTCGCTCTCCGCGCTGCCGATCGGCCTCGTGCTGTCGCGCGGGGACTATCTCGCCTTCGATTATGGGACGGACTCGCGCGCCCTGCACCGGTGTTCGGCCATTGCGACGGCAAACGGCAGCGGCACCCTCACCATCGAGGTGCGGCCGCACGTGCGGACAGGCTGGACAGCAGGCGCGACCGTCGCCCTGCGCCGGGCCGCCGCGCACATGAAGATCGTGCCCGATAGCTGGTCCGAACAGACGGAGGCGCCGTTCGGCACCACGCTCTCGTTCGAAGCAATCCAGACGCTCTGAGGGCCGATCATGAGGAACCTGACCACCGCACAGATGGAAGCGCTCGCCGCCGGCACGGTCGTTCGGCGCATGTTCGTCTGGTGTGACGCGCTCGATCTCTATGGCAATCCGGACCCGGCCGGGTTCTGGGATGACGCCGGCACGATCGAGTACGACGGCCGGGTCTATCACGGCTCCGGCACCGTAATCTCGATCGAGACCTTGTCGGCGACTTCCGATTTCAGCATCCCGCGTCTCCGCGTCACAGCCTCCGGTCTGGAGCTTTCCACCAACGAACTGGTGCGCACCCGCAAGCTGGCCCAGCGGCCGATCTCCATCTCGATCGGCCTGTTCGCACCGGCGAACCGAGCCCTGATCCCGCCCTTGATCCCGTATTTCGAAGGCGTGGTCGATGACCCCGACATACCGACGGCTGCGGGTGGCAAGTCGCAGATCATCCTGACCTGCGAGTCGGCGTCCCGCGCACTCACCATCAAGCGCACCGAGACGCGCTCGAAATCGTCCCTGTCCCAGCGCACCGCCGGGGACCGCTTCTACGACTACACCGCGGGGCAGCGCGAAAAGACGATCTACTTCGGACGGAAGGGCCCATGAACGCGCGCCGCCTCATGGCAGAAGCCTACCGGGAGTGGTCGACGCGGCCGTTCGACTGGAACGGAGCGTGCTGCCTCGCCTGGTGCGGCGACGCCGCCCGCCGCATCACCGGCACCGACCCGACCGTCGCGTTGCGAGCCCGCTATGACAGTGAGTTTTCGTGCCGGCGCGGCATGGTCGAGGAAGGCTGGAAATCGATCGCAGATGCGGCCGCCTCGCTCTACGCCGAGATCCCGGTGGCGATGGCCAGATCGGGGGACTGGGCGCTTTGCGTCGACGAGCGCGGCGAAGAAGGACTGGGGGTCGTCGTCGCCTCGGTGGTGGCTGTGCGCGGACCGGCCGGCATGGGTCAGGTTCCGCTGCTCTGGGCCCGACGAGCATTCAGGGTCGAATAGATGCGGTTCATTCTCGCCATCGCCCTGGTTCTTTCGCTCGCCCTCCCGGCCAACGCGGGCTTCCTGGTCCCGCTGATTGGTGGTGCGGCCTTCGCAGCGACCACCGCCGGCCTGGCGTTGAGCTTCGCGCTCAACGTCGTCGGTGCCTTCGCGTTCAGCTATGTCGCCGGCAAGCTCCTGGCCAAGAGCCAGAAGCAGGAGAGCGGAGTCCAGACCGGCGGTACCCAGCTCGACATCAGGATCGACGCCGATGTCCCGATGTCGCTCCTGGTCGGTTATGCCGTCACGGGCGGCTCGCGGGTTGACGCCCGGACCTATGGCAAGCGCGGGGAAGACGACAATTCCGACCTGATCGAGTTCATCTCGCTCGCGGACTGCGAGTGCGACGGCTTGGAAGCGGTGTTCGTCGAGGGCCAGCCGCGCACCCTGGGAGCCGATGACGGGTACCGTGGCCAGGTGGTCGACGGCTACGACGGCAAACTGGCGCTCAAATTCTACAACGGCCGCCAGACGGCCGCAGATGCGTTCTCGGTGGCGGCGTTCGGCAGCGCCGCCCAGCCATGGGATGGTGCTTTCATCGGCACCAGCGTCACCTACGCGCGGCTGCATTCGATCTACGACCGCGAGCGGGTGCCCGGCCAGCTGCCGTGGAAATTCGTGGTACGCGGCAAGCCCCTGTACGACCCTCGGAAGGATTCGACGGTTGCGGGCGGATCGGGATCGCACCGCTTTGCCGATCTCTCCACGCATGAGTGGACCCGCAACATGGCGGTGATCGCCTACAACGTTTTGCGCGGCATCTACGTTCTCGACGGCAACGGCGCTCGGCAATTTTTCTATGGCCTGGAAAACACCCGGCCGGAGCAACTGCCGCTCGATGTGTGGTTCGCGGCCATGAACGAGGCGGACATCGCCATCGCGCTCGCCGGCGGCGGCACCGAGCCGCAATACACGGCCGGCGGCGAGATCACCCTGGACACCGAGCCGCTCGAAGCCACCAAGGAACTCGTCAAGGCAGGCGGCGGGCGGTTCGTCGAGATCGGCGGCATCTACAAACTCTACCTGGGTGCACCGGGCCTGCCCGTGATGGCAATCGACGACGGCTCGCTGCTGGCCACCGTTGAAGACCGCTTCAAGCCCTTCATGGCGCTCGAAGGCCGGATCAACCACATCACCGGCAAGTACACCTCGCCGGCGGACGGCTGGATCGACGCGGTCGCCCCGGCGCGCAGCCGCGAGGACTGGCGGGCGGAGGATGGACGCCGCAAGTCGGCCGACTTCGCGGCGCCGATGGTGCAGTCCGGCACTCAGATGCAGCGGCTGATGGAGCAGTTTATCAACCGGTCGCGGCGCGAACGCAAACACGTCCTGCCGCTGCCGCCGGCCGCCTTCGTGCTGGAGCCCGGCGACGTGATCCAGTGGACCTCGGTCCGGAACGGCTATGCGGCCAAAGATTTCGAAGTCGACAGCGCCGACTATGCGACCAGCCTGGACACGACCATTTCGGCCACCGAAGTCGACGGCACGGATTTCGACTGGGACATCGGCCAGGAACTGCCGTTGCCAGACGGCCGCATCGTCACCACTCGGCCCGCCGGAAAGGTCGTCACGGGCTTCGACGTCGCCCCCTTCGTGTATCTCGGGGATGTCGGTACTAAACGGCCGGCCATCCGAATCTCCTGGGACGACCCGGAAGACGGCGACGCGATCGGCATCGCTTACGAAGTACGCGCCCTTGCCGACATCGCCAATGCGACGAGCCATTCGATCACGGACGCCGATGTCGTCGCGAGCGGCGTTTTGACGATCGTCGGCGGCCTGCAGCCCCTGACCACCTATCAGGTGCGCGCCCGGTTCGTCTCCGCCAACGGCTATCCATGCGAGTGGAGCCTGTGGATGCCGGTCACCATGCCGGACACACGCATCGACCGTGATGAACTGTCCCGCCTGATTGACGCGCGGTTGCGCCAGATCGAGGAGCAGCTGCCTGACATTCTCACGGTCCGGAAAGAACTCGATGCGCTGTCCGGTGCCGTCAACACCCAGGTCACCACACTGGTCGAGCGCCTCGGTCAGGTGAACATCGGCGCGGGGGCGCGGTACGGCGAGAACAAGGCCTCCGTCGAACTCGCGCTCGGCGCGATCGCGGACGTGGACAGTGCGCTGTCTCAGCTCTCCATCGATCTCACGGCCGAGATCAATAACATGGGGGACACTGTCTCGGCGGGTGGCCGCTTTCGTATTGTCACAGCTGCGACACCAACTGGAGCTGTTGCCAGCATCGCCATGGAGGTAAATGTGGGGACGCCGGGAACACCGAGTTGGGATCGCGCCGGGATCTATCTGGACGTGGTGTCATGA